TCAACGTCAATATTTTTGTCGTGTTTGCCTTTGTCGGGCGAAAAGTTGAATGTTATCCGCAGCTTATCTCGGAATAACACAACCTTTCGTATCAAGAGCTGGAATATCGACTCTTTGAAATCGTCGTTGGAAATTTGTTTGCCGATAAACTGCTTTAAGAACTTTGCATAGTCTTCTTTGCTTGCAATGTTCTGTTGTTTTACTTTTTCAGTTTCAATTTTACTCTTAATAACCTCAACGTCTTTTTCAAGCTCTTCAAGGCGTTGCTTTGTAGTCTGAGTGAAGATTCCCTCTTCGATAGCCCTCATAATGTTTTTGAGGGCTTTTTCTTTTTCCTTGAGTTGACCTTGTAGGTTTATTACGGTAATGTTTGAGGCAAGTTCTTCCATTTGAATGGCGTATGCCGTGTCTACGATTGCAGGAATAAAGTCGCTTTCAAGAACGTCGCAGCAAACCTTAAATACGGTGTTTTCTATATCGTCTTTTTGAACGCTCGGCATAGTGCAGCCTTTACGTCTCTTTTTATCGAAACACGTGTAATAGAAGTAAACCACGCCTCTATGGCTTGTGCCAGAATCGCCAGTCATAAGTGAACCGCACTCTCCGCAATAGAGTTTACCAGATACAAAGAATTTACCGTAGCTTTTGCGTCTGGACGGAGCCCGTTTGTTTGCGGCGATAATTGACTGAACTTTCGTATAGGTTTCCATATCGACAATAGGAGGGAGGGTGTTTTCAAACACTTCGTCGCCGTATCGAACAATGCCGATATACTTCTCCAGCCTTAGCATACGATAAATCGTATTCGGGACGAAAGGGCGACCGAATTTGTTTTTTATTCCCCGTTCAGCAAGCTCCTTGCATATATCCTTAACGATTCTTCCGTTTGCGTAATCTGCATAGACCTGTCGGACTATTTCCGCCTCTGTTTCGTTTATCACATATTTTTTGTCTTTAATATCGTAACCAAAGAGAACAAAGCCTCCCGTGTATTGACGTTTTTGTCTGGACTCGTTCATTCCTCTGCGTATTTTCTGGGAAAGTTCTGCCGAATAATACTCTGCAAGTCCGATATAGACATTTTCAAGCAATATACCGTCGAGGTTCTTGCTGCCGTCAATGTTTTCGGAGGTTCTTTGTGTCGCAGAGATAAGAAGTTTGTTGTTCTTTCTAAGTCTTTGCTTATTTACGGCGACCTCGATAGAGTTTCTCCCGAATCTGTCAAGAGCATAAACGAGAACTATGTCCCACGGAACTGGTTTCTCGGCGTCTTTCAGCATTGTTTGAAATGCGGCACGATTATCATTGGTTCCAGTGGTGGCTCTGTCTATATATGTATCAATAATTAAAATATCGTTTTTTTCGGCAAATTCTTGGCAGACTCTGAGTTGTCCCTCAATGGACTGTTCGGTCTGTCTTTCGCAAGAATAACGTGCGTAAATCACGGCTTTTTTCACTATGCAAACCTCCTGCAAAGTATCCTCAAAAAAATTTTAGTTTTTTTAAGTTGCTTTGAGTTGTAATTTTTTTTCGGCAAGTTGCATTATGCAAAATTTTTTAATTTATCGACTTGCCTTTATTTGATAGCCAAAAGCCATTGTAAACAGGCGTTTTTCGGCTATGCATTTGCATTACATTTGCATTGCTCGTGCATAGGGTTTGCTTTCCATTTGTAATGCATTTCCTATGCAAAATTATGCAAATAAAATCAAATCAAATAAAAAGAAATTAAAAGAAATAAAATAGACTTCGTCTATGTCAGATAGACAGAATACGTGCGTGCGTGATACGTGCGTGCGTGAGCGGACGTGTAAACGATTATTTTATATCTCTTTTTTTTTGATAATTATATTTGTTTATCTCAAAATATTCCCAAAAGGGCTCGGGGACATCTTCAACTCTATTACTTATTTTTTTGTCACAGAATTGCTCAAGAGCTCTTATTGCCGTTCTTTCCTCTTCAGTGGGCGAAATATTTATGTGACCACGAGTAACTGTTCTAATATAATACACAATAAACAAGTATCCAAAAATATCCCTAACTTCACTATTCCTCGTTTCCATTATTATTTTACTTACGTCGTTGTCCTTAAGCGTTCCCTGTCTACCAAAATCAATGTATTCTTTACTAAGGCTTTGCAGCAATGCTTTAGCTGAACTTTCTGCTCGTTTTATATTTTCGATATTTTTATAAGGAGCAAGCGTGCTCACTATTCTGTTGTAGACTGTCTGCAGCTCTGGACGTAAAGAGCATTTGTTTTTATATAAATACCAAAATAGCGACAATAAAAAAATGCCAACACTTATAGAGATAAGAGCGATTCCTATTTCTACGCCACCGTCAGAGCAACAAAAAATTATACCGAGACCAGTACCACAAATAAGAACAACAATACTTAGTGGAACGTCTTTCCATTTTCTCATTTATCCTCTCCTTGACTTTCAAAAATTTCGTAAGCCTTTGCAAGCAGCAAGGCTTTTTTTCTTGTGTCGAGTTTTTCGCAAACCTTTAAGAGTTCGGTTTCTATCTCAGAAAGCTCACGAGTATGCGTTTCGCCGTTGGAGAGGGTTACTGTATTGTGGTGTCCGCTTGTAATGGCAACTGGAGCAGAGGCTCCATTTACCACGTTTACCGAGTTGTCGTCTGAAAAGTAATCGACATCAACACCAAAATAATCTGCAATTTTCTTTACATTTGCTGCACGAGGCGGCTTTGAAAGTGTTTTCCAACCAGTAGGGGCTCCTTTGGAGAACCCAAGTTCGACAGCAAGAGCCGTGATAGATATTCCTCTTTGCCTGCATAGACCATTTACCTTGTCGTAGAAATTCATAACTAAACCTCACTAAACTTTTTTTGAAAAAACTAAGCAAAACCCTTGACAAAGCCATTTTACGGTGCTATACTAAACACAAGTAAACCAAACAAGGGCAAAAGTAAGCAAATTAAAGCCCTGCGGTTTGCAGCGACAATGGCTTAGTTTGGTCGTATAAAGTTTATTCGCAACAAACACTATAGCACCAAACTAAACCAAAGTCAAGCAAATTAAACCAAATCTTAAAAGGAGGTGCCTATGGATAAGAAATACTACACCTGTGCAGAGGTAGCACAAATCTACGGCGTAAAGGTCGCCACTGTATGGTCTTGGGTGAGGGACGGAAAGCTCGGAAGTGTAAAAATAGGTCAACGCTACAGAATCAGGCAGCAAGACCTTGACTCTTTTGAGGTGGCAGAAAACAAAGATTAACAAGGTTTAGGAGGTATCTATGCAGCAACTAAAACAACTCAACAAGGTAGTGAAAGAGGTTCTGGAAGAGAACCCCGAAACACGCAGGAGCGACATTAAGCTTATTATGGAGGTTTTCAAACGCAGAGGCGTTAATACCTCCGAATCGTTTGCAACTCTGGCTGTAAACGGTCAGCTCGCTCAAATGGAATCTATCACAAGGGCACGCAGAAAAGTGCAGTCCGATTACCCAGAACTCAAAGACGACCACGCCGCAGAGCTTAGAGCGGAACGGGAGGAAGTCTTCAGAGAATATGCAAAAACACCAGTATAAAACAAAAGGAGAAAAGTATGAACAAACAACGTAGAAAAGAAGTTGAAGAAATTACCACTCAAATGCAAGACCTGAGAGACCGTCTCGAGGCTGTAATGGACGAGGAACAAGATTCCTATGACAATCTGCCAGAGAGCTTTCAGAGCGGCGAGCGTGGCGAAACTATGCAGGAGGCGATAGATAACCTCGGCTCGGCTCTTGATAGTATCCACGAGGCTTTAGACTACGCACAAAGTGCTATCGAATAAAGGAGATATTGCAAATGATTAAATTTACCACAATGAGAGACTTTGAGTCGTTTTCTCAAGGGAAAGTCATTATCGACGAGGATAAAGCAATCAAAGAGCTTTACGGGAACAAATATAAAACCTATAAGGACAGCGTGACGGAGATTTTTTACTATCAGGCTCCTTACTACGATTACACCTACTATTACGACGAAAGCAAAAACATTATAATCGAACACTCTTACTGCGTGGGAGACTAACCGACCGTCAGCGGATACAGACGGAAAGGAGATTACTTATGAATTACAACGTTTACAGGGTTGAAAAAGTCAACGATTACCAAAACAAAGGCGATTCGCCCGATTACAACTACTCTAAAGACTTTGAGGAGCTCAGAAAACTCAGGGGATACGTAATGCAGGACTACGTTATCTCAGACTCCGAGTTCGAACTTGGACACGTTTATTTTAACGGAGACCTTATTAAGCCTCTTGAAAAGGTTTCGTCGTTCGAGGGAGAACCCGTTAAGGTAATTCCCATAAAAACAAGTGTCGAAGTGAAAGTCCTTAAGCTGGGCGACCGATTCAAATTCGGAAAGACAGAATTTGTAAAACTCGATAACTCCCACGGCGGCTGTTTGTGCCTTGCGGCGGACGTGCTGTTCAAAGACTGCTTTGACGAGAACAACCAAAACAACTGGATAACTTCCTCGTTACGAAAAAAGCTTGCAAGAGTTATCGGAGATTATATCGAAAACAAAGACGCATTGGTTCCGTTCGTCAGAGACCTGACAACCGACGACGGTATGACCGAATACGGCAGCTGCACAGACGTCGTTTCGCTGCTCACTTGCGACGAATGCCGCAAATACAGAAAACTCATTCCAAACTGCGGAAAGTGGCACTGGACGATTACGGCGGACAGTCTGGAATACTCGTGCTATGTTCGCTTTGTCTCTTCGGCCGGTGGTTTGAACAGCAACTATGCGTGTAGCGGTAACAACGGCGTGCGTCCGCTTTGTGTTCTGAAATCTGACACTCCCGTCGAGACGATATGACTGTAGAGTTTGAAAACTCTCCACCAATGATAAAAGACGTGCCGCAGCTTGAGCTTAAGCTCTTTGCTAAAAGCCTTGTTGCGGCGGTCAAACAATACAAAATACAACAGGAGGTAACGCAATGTCAGGAGCAACCAAAATAGAAACGAAAGAAAAGAATTTGCTCGACTGCACGCTGCAAGAGGTTGAGAAAATGCTCGAGCCCTTGTCAGACGACGACAGAGAGCGTGTCGTTTCTAAAATGTGGAACGACTATCGCAAAAGATTAGCGGAGGCGTAAAAATGAGCCTTGAAAAAGTAAAACTCAAGCACAATTCTCCAGAGTGGCTGCAATTCCGAAAAAGCGGAATCGGTGGCTCTGAGGCAGCAGCAATACTCGGGCTTTCTCCGTTCAAAACAAACGTTGAAGTCTGGGAAGAAAAAGTCGGGCTGAGAGAGCCAAAAGATATATCGGATAACCCAGCCGTCAAATACGGCAAACAGGCGGAAGATATGCTCGTAAAACTCTTTGCCTTAGACTTTCCCGAGTATAAAGTCAGAACTAACAAAAATGTGGTTTACAGACGAGGTTTTATGTTCGCCTCGCTCGACGCCGAACTAACAGACGGGCAAGGACTAAAAGGGTTCCTCGAGTGCAAAACGACAGAAATACACTCTAAGACGACGCTCGAAAAATGGAATCGGCACATACCAGATTACTACTACACTCAATTACTTCATTACTTCGTAGTAACTGGCTGGGACTTTGCTTTTTGTAAGGCTCAGCTGAAACAAACAGGGCTAAACGAATTGCCCGAAACAGTATCAAGACACTATCCGTTTTTTAGGGGAGACCTGAAAGAGGATATGAGGTATCTCTACCTCAAAGAAAAAGAGTTTTGGGGCTACGTCGAACGGAAAGAACGTCCGCCGCTGCTCCTGCCAAACTTCAGCAAAGACTAAATTATTTTGGAGGACAAACAAATGTCAAATGAATTAACCCTTGTAATGCAAACCCCCGTTGAGGAACTCGTACCTAAGCTCCTTGCGTGGAACAACCAAGAACTGCTCGCCGCCGTTCGTCAACGCCTGACGATGTATCAGGGTATCACTTATTCGGAAAACGAAATAGCAACAGCTAAGGCGGATAAAGCACAGCTAAACGCTTTCTGTAAGTCTCTTAACGACGAACGTATCCGTATCGGCAAAGTCTACTCGTCGCCTTATGATAAATTCAAGGCAGAGGTTGACGAGGTTATCGGGGAGGTAAAAACCGTCGTCGGAGAGATTGACACACAGGTAAAAGCCTATGAGCAGCAAAAACAAGCCGAGAAACAGAACTCTATTATCGAATACTACAAGACTGTTGTCGGAGAGTTTGACGGGCTTATTCCGTACGAAAGGATACATAGCCCGAAATGGCTCAACGCAACAACTTCCTTAAAGTCCATTAAAGCGGACATAGACTCGATTCTCACGAACGCCAGAAATGCGATAGTGGCAATCGAGGCTCTCAAAAGCGAAAACGAATCGCAAATTAAAGCGTTCTTTTTCAGAACATTGAGTTTGAGCGACGCTCTTACGGAGAACGAGAGACTCAAAGCCGAGAGCCAAAGAATTGCAGAGCTTGCCGCAAAAAAAGAGGCGGAACAGGCTGCCGCAGCGGTTCAAACACAACAGGTAACCGTAGAGCCTGCAGCTGTAACGCCGAAACACCAGACCGTCAGGTTTCAGGTTGAGGGAACTATTGAACAGCTCAAAGCTCTCCAGAAATTCTTGAGAGAAAACAACATCAAATATTCAGCCATAAAGGAGGGCTAATAATATGGCAAACGTAGTCGCAACAACTCAAAAAAGTATCGCAAAAAAACAACCGAAATTCTCGGTATTTATGTCTCAGGATAACATCAAAGCACTTGTGCAGCAGTCGGTTGGTAAAAACGCACAGAGCTTTACCACGGCGATTATATCTGCTGTCAGCAATAACCCTGCACTTGAAGAGTGCACTCAGAAAACAATTTTGTCGGCGTGCTTGCTTGGCGAGAGCCTTAAGCTCTCCCCGTCGCCGCAGCTCGGGCAATACTATCTTGTTCCGTTCAACAAAAAGGACAGATACGGAAATATTCTGGAAACCAACGCTCAGTTTGTTCTCGGCGTAAAAGGTTATAAACAACTCGCTATGAGGTCGGGGCAGTATCTTGACATCGACGTCCTTGAAATAAAAGAGGGCGAATACAAAGGGCGTGATAAGCTCACGGGCAAACAACGCTTTGAGTTTATTGAAGACGACGACGAAAGAGAGTCTCTCCCGACGGTCGGATATATGGCTTATTTTGAATTGCTCAACGGGTTCAAAAAGGTTATTTACTGGACAAAAAAGAAAATGCTCCACCACGCAGACACTTATAGTCCTGCGTTCAGAGCGGATAAATATGAAGATTACATCAACGGAAAGATTCCGAAAGAGGAACTCTACAAATACAGTTCGTTCTGGTATAAGAACTTTACGGAAATGGCTTTCAAAACATTGCTCCGCCACCTTATAAGTCAGTGGGGCATTATGAGTATCGAAATGCAAACGGCTATTGTTTCCGACGACGCTGTAATCGGAGAAAACGGCGACCCTGAATACGTCGAGTATAATGACGATTCCGCAGCCGTAGAGGCGACAGGGACTTCGGGACAGTCCGAAACTGTCTCAGCTGAAGAGCAAGGCGAATTTGACTTTTTCGGCGATAATGCTCAATAGGAGGCGTTTATGGAGTTTCAAGTCTTAGGAACGCCCGTCGGGAAACATCGTCCGAGATTTTCTACGGTGCACGGCTACGCTCAGGCAATAAAGCAAAAAGAGGACGTCTATTACGAAAACCTCGTCAAGCTATGTTTTTCGCAGGCAAAGCCCGAGAGTTATGACCTGTATGAAAAACCGTTAAGGGTTGAAATTCGAGCGTTTTTCGATGTTCCTAAGACGTTCTCCAAAAAACGAACAAATGAGGCTCTGGAGGGCTGTATAAGCCCTCTGAAAAAGCCTGACGCAGACAACATCGCAAAAATAATCTGTGACGCTCTGAATGGTTTGGCATACAAAGACGACGCACAGATTGTGGAGCTCATAGTCCGCAAGTGCTATGCAGAAATGCCGAGCGTAAGCGTGATTGTCGAAGAATTCAGGACTTAAGCAGGAGGCAAACAATGGCAAAAGAATATTTCCCTCACGATTACTGTGCAAGGTTGACATTAAGAGAGATTCGCAAGGACTACGGTCTCGAGGGGCTCGGCTTTTACTGGTGTTTCGTTGAAATGCTGCACGAAGAGGGCGGCTACATTAAAGAAACGGAGCTTGAAAGCATTGCATACGACCTAAGAGTTAGTATAGACCTTGTGCAAGCTGTAATCAGAAACTACGACCTGTTTGTTATAAAAAAAGGAAAAATCAGCTCGGAAAGAGTGTTTAGAAATATCAAAAAGAGAGCCGAAATATCCGAGGCGAGAAAATCTGCGGCTGAGAGCCGCTGGAACAGGCAGGACGAACAGCTGCCGCTGGCGGATATACCTGCAGATGAACAGACGGCAGATATGCAAACAGCAAAGCAATTCTACATTGCAAGCATTGAACGTTGCTTTGATAGGTTTTTGGAAAATGCAAGCGGAGACACGCTCTTGTTTTCAAAAAACATTTACGACTATAAGGGCTTATTTGACACCGTTATAGCAGAAGTAAAAAGCAAGGACTACGTAATAATCGACCGTAAAAATGTGCCAGTGTATAGATTTTTGCAAGTAATACAAAGACACATCAAGCAAAACGGAGACATTAAAAATCTCGCTCAGGCGTTGAACGACGTGCAGGATAGATACGTCAAAGGCAAGATTAAAAACAGGGCAAATTACCTTATCTCTACCCTGTATAACGCCGCTCTCTTTGATTGCGGCGACGAATAATAACTCAGGAGGAATAACCGTGAGAACCGAACAAACAAATGCAGCAAGAGTAGCAGGAACTATTGCTACCAAACCTACCACTTTCGATTGTTGCGGAGAGACGTTTTACTCTTTTACTCTGAACGTCAAACGCTCAAGCGGAAATATCGACGCCGTCCCAGTAAATATTTCAAAATATTTGCTCGGAGACGCAAAAGTAGGCGACAATGTCGCTTTCACTGGGCAAATAAGAACATATCAAAAGTTTATCGACGGCAAAAATCGTCTCATTATTACGTTTTTTGCTCTAAGTGTAGACGAATACACGGAAGACATTAACGATGTTGAACTTATAGGCTTTTTCTGTAAAGAGCCGCAACACCGAATTACTCCGCTCGGACGAGATATATGCGATGTAATGCTCGCTGTAAATCGTTCACGAGGGAAGTCCGACTATATCCCGTGTATCGTGTGGGGCAGAACAAGCAGGCATATTGCAACACTTGAAATCGGCTCAGAAGTCAGAGCTATAGGCAGGCTACAAAGCCGTCAATACATCAAAACCGACGCAGACGGCAAGCAAACCGAGAGAACGGCTTATGAGGTCTCTATCAACAGAATAAACGCCGTAGGCGAGGAGATTTGCAAATGAAAACAATTTTAATGTCAATTAAAGCGAGGCACAATCGCAATATTGAAAGCGGTTTGAAAAAATCCGAATTAAGGCTGAAACCGCCGACGTGCGAATTACCGTTTAAGGTTCTGACTTATGAAAGCGGTTTTGATGGTCGGCACAAGGTGGTAAACGAGTGGATATGCGACGATATAACACAGTGGCGTATTTGTGTAGGAATACCTGCTCATTTACCGAAAGCAGCTTGCGTTTCCGTAGAGGAAATACAGGAATATAGCGGTAAAAACTATAAAGACGTTTCTGAAATGCGAATAACGAGTCTTAAAATCTACGACACACCGAAAGAGTTGAGCGAGTTTTACACCCGATGTCGTCTTTCTGATAAAAAATGCAGGCTTTGCGATAACTGTTTTGAAAGGGAAGATAGTTACGGCAGGTATTATGCGGTCAAAAAATTAACCCGTCCGCCGCAAAGTTGGTGCTACGTGGAGGGAGTATAAACAACTCTTAAAATGAAAGAAAGATTAAAAAAACTATGGCAATGGCTCAGAAAGAACGTTCTCAATCGAGAAATGCTCGTCTGGGTGTTGATAGCGGAAGTGATTTTCTGGTCTCCGTGCATTGTCACAGGCTTGCTTGCGGTATTTGTAAATAGTTGGTGGTGGACGGCGTTCGGAGCGGTTATTGCGTTCTGGTCGGCACCGTTCACACCTGCTATGCCGCTGCAGCTGGCTTTAGCCGTCGGACTTAAGAAACTTTATCACGCTATCAAAAAACGAAAATCAAAAAAGAAAGAGGAGGCAAAAAATGCTGAAAATCAGGAAAGACGTTGACATTAACAAGCTTACCGAGTGTAGCTTTGTGAGTTTCAGAGTGTCGAGGTCGCACACGAATTATTACTTTGCGAGCAGACAGGGCGTTATGTTGCTCTGCAACAACGTTGTAAGGGAAATTTGGCGAGACAAGATATACGAAGACGACACTCGCATACATAGCGTGCCGAAATATCAAAAACGTGGTGTTGAACCCGAAGACGGTCTCTATGCCGCCATTAAGGCAGGGCTCGTAATAAGCAAGGAGGAAGAGGACGCAAATGAAAGTAAAGAACTGTAAAGGCTGCGAACACTGCAAACGTCGTGTTTGGAGTTCCTACGTTCAGCCGAATAGCTATCACGCTATCGGAGTGAGTCACGCTTACGCTTATTGCGATAAATATAAGATTCGCTGCTCTGACGTTCGGACGTGTAACGAAAGCCTGCCAGAAAGCGAAACAAGGAGGTAATTATGAAAAAAGTAAAACCGATAACAAAAGCTGTGCTCAAACTCGCTCTCCCGCTGCTTATCTCTATTTTAGCGATAACGCAAGCTGTATGCACGGGTATGGCAATCAACGCAGAAGAGACCTTTGCTGCACTCGGATACGGGCAGGCAGCATTATCTACTGGCGTAATCGCCTCGTTTAGCTGGGCGTATCGTATATATCTCATAAAAAACATTAAAAAGGAGTCTCAAAATGGAAAACAAGGTAACATCTGAACAAATTGAAAGAATCATTAAGAACGGCACGCTCGAGGTTCAAACGCTTGGAGACAAAACTACTCTTGTAAAGTTCACGACGAAAGAGGGGTTTGTAATTGTGGCGACGTCGTCCTGCGTTTCTCTCGAAAACTACGATAAGAAAATCGGCGAAGAGCTGTGTATGAGGGACATCAGAGATAAACTCTGGGAGCTTGAGGGCTACAGGCTGCAAAAAGAGCTCTGCGAAACAAAAGCAGAAACAGCAAAAGAAAGGGTCGAAAAAGAGGCAAACGAGCTGGAAAGCCGTGTCACGTCTCTTAACGGTTTTATCGGGACGCCTAAGTTCGATAACTTGAATGACGCCGCAAAGGACTACCTCATTCGCCAAAGAGACGTTATGTGGCAATACCTCGTAATTTTGCGTTGCAGATTGTCTATTTGGGAGGATAAGGCGTGAACAAACTGTTTTTAATCGGCAACCTCACGAAAGACCCTGAGGTCAGCACAACACAAAGCGGTTTATCTGTTTGCAGGTTCGGAATCGCCGTAAACAGACCGTATCAGACGAACGGCGAAAAGACTTGCGACTTCTTCACGATAACCGTTTGGAGAACGCTCGCAGACAACTGCGGCAAGTATCTTAAGAAAGGCAGCAAGGTGGCTGTTACGGCTCAACTGCAAAACCACTCGTATGAGGATAAGGACGGCACAAAACGCTCCAGAAACGAAATTGTCGCAGAGTCGGTTGAGTTCCTTAGCGGAAACCGTAACGACGCTCAGGGGGCGGCGGAAACGCCTCAATACACGGACGACGATTATCCGTTCTAACAGGAGGACTTATGACAAAGAAAAAAGACAAAATGCCTATCGAAGTAATCAGAGCGACGTTTTCCCCGAAAGTAACGATAGAGGAGGCTCAGGGCGTTTTTAAGGCGTCCATAACCGATAAGACGGTTAGTCAGGTTATCGAATATCAAAACGACGTCGAAAGAGACCATATTTTGAACGCCGTCTCCGATTTTATGAAATCTAACGGAATCAGCACGGCGTATCTTCTCAATAAGGACGTGCTGACAGATATTTTAATCGGCGGCAATAAGCTTGCCGTAGCGTGTGATTCGTGGAAAAAAGAATATAAGCTCGCCGCAGCGGCGAATAAACGGCTTGCAGAGGCTCTCGATAGAAAATGCGATACCTGCCCAGCTATGGAAAGACTTCAGAAAGAAAGAGATTTGTTTGAGCTTATGCTCTTTGCTGTTGTCAGAAACAGCGGCGTGCTTTCTCTCGGTCTGACTCTACATAAAACCGAAGAGGAAATTTCAGAGAAAACGTTTGAAACAATCGACGAACTCAAAAAAATGATTGATATACCGAAGATAACCGAAATTATGAATCAAGCGACCAGACGTCGCAAAGGAGACAACAATGAAAAGCGATAAAAAGAACTACGAATTTGATTGCAACAAGTGCCTGCGAAAAGGCACCACGGTGTGCCAGCACTGTGCATACGCAATAACGCCGAGCGGCAAAATGAGTCGTCCCTCATTCTACAAGGAAAAAGAGGAAAAGGCTCCCGATAAAAACATTGTTGTCGTATGTGTCGTCGGACGCAAAAACGGCGAACTGCTACCGAAAGAGCAGCACGACGCAGCAAGACTTAAAGATATTAAGGCGGCGGTTAATGAACGCCTTAAGGACGGTAAGTCTATCCCCGACGAGTGGATAAAGGAGTATAACGAACTCAGCAACAAATAAGGAGGCGTTTATGGCGAGGCAAAAAATGTACTTCAAGTACGAGATACCGACAAGTATTGTGGAAATAGTCAAAGCGGTTTGCAGTGACTACGACCGCAGGGAAAAGCAGATAAAGCACGGCATAGTAACGGGCGATGTTCTGGCTACTTATGTGCGTCTTAACAATATCGTCGATTGTGCTCTCGAAGACATTGAAGTCGGAATCAGAAAAGATATTCTCAAGGACATACAGTATCGCAGAGGTTACGACTTTTCGCCAGCCTCGCCGCTTATATCCAAGAATACATACTATCGGCGTAAGAGAAAACTTATATACGATATAGCTGTCGGACTTGCTCTTATGTAGGTATATATAAATAATAGAAACTATAAACCAGTTATGTAAGATAGTATCTATATACTACTAAAGCATATCGACAAAAGCAAGCCCCAGCATAAATGGTGACTATTCATACTTAATCAAGTGCTAAAATAGATTTTAGAATATGTGCCATATACCCTTTGAGGTTAGAGCCCTTTTATTCCAAGCAGGAGTAACTGGGCTCATTTTGTTTTCAGGAGTAACGAAATGAGTCAAAAAAAAGAAACAACGCCGAAAAAGAAGTCGGCAAATAAAAAAGGAGCGGTTAGAAACGAAAAAGGTCAATTCGTAAAAGGCAATGTTATAGGCGAAGAGACACGCTTTCAAAAGGAAAATGCTGCTGCCTGCAAATTCAAAGAGGAATACTGCGACAAGATAATAGATTTTTTCGGTAAGCCTGCTACCAGAGTGGAATACAAGGAAACCTACTTTAAGGGCGAACTTACATCAAGAACACCTGTCGTGGTAGCAACAGAATACCCGACGTTTGAATTGTTTGCTGCGAGTTTGGGCGTAACTACTGAGACCGTAAAAAACTGGACGGAAATAAGCCCCCGTTTTAAGGTCTGTTACGCACGTGCAAAGGAAATGCAACTCGGAAAGCTTACGGCAAATGCGGTCTCAGGCTTGTACAACCCTGTATATGCCAAGTTCGAGGCTGTAAACAACCACGGCAAAGCCGACAAGCAGGAAGTTGATACAAACGTCGTTACGGGCGTAGACGATAAAACGCTTGCAATTATACAACGTGTGGGAGAACGACTCAATGGTAAAAAAGAAGACAGCTAAAATATCCGCCGCCACCTATGGCGAATACATACAGCAGATTCTTAAAGCCGAGTTTGATTATTGCCGTGACAACGTTGTTTACTGGGCAAACACCTATTGCGTTATCGAAGACAAAGACTCTCCCGAGATAATTGTCCCGTTCAAAGGCTGGGACGCTCAAAATCAGACGCTCAGAGACTTTGATACCTATCGTTTGAATCTTATACTCAAGGCTCGACAAATGGGTATTACGTGGATAGCTCTTTACTATTGCACGCACGACTTGATGTTTAATCTCGGACATACTGTCGTGGCTCTTTCTAAGACAGAAGACGACGCAAAAGAGCTTGTCAGGCGTATGAGTGTTATTCTCGATAACCAACCAGAGATATTGCACGCAGGCGGTCTAAAGTATGTGGCGACGGCAAGCACGATAACTATTACGGACGGTGGCGGACGTCTAAAATCAACATTTAAGGCTTTTCCTGCGTCTCCTGCTGCAGGGCGTTCATTTACAGGCAATATTCTATTGCTTGACGAGTGGGCGTTTCAAGAGGCGGCGGACGAAATCTGGACGTCGGCATATCCGACAATAAACCGTCCTACAGGCGGTAAAGTAATCGGACTGTCTACTATAAAGAAAGGCACGCTGTTTGAGTCTCTCTGGACGTCAGAGAACGCCTTTCATAAGATATTCCTCTCAGTGTTCTCAGACCCTCGTAGAACGCAAGAGAGGTATGAACAGACGGCTACGGACTTGGGCGTTAAGGTTAAGCAAGAATATCCAAGAACTGCGGAAGAGGCTCTCAGTAATCTCGGCGGTAGCTTTTTCTCGGAGTTTGATTATAGTCTGCATACTTGCGAACCTTTCAAGATTCCGTCCGACTGGACTATTTACAACACTATGGACTATGGTCTGGATATGTTTGCTCATTACAAGGTTGCAATCGACAACGAGAAGAATGTCTACGTGTTCCACGAAATTTATCAAAGCAATTTGATTATATCGGACGCAGCGGCAAAAGTGCTGCTCGCAGAAAGTGTTGAGAACGAGGACGGCTCGGTATCCCAGTGGTATCCTCCGAGAGTTAGGCTCGCTCCTCCAGACCTTTGGAATCGCAACCAAGAGAGCGGAAAAAGCAAAGCCCTCGTTTTTGAAGAAAACGGTCTCGAGCTTGTAAAGTCAAACAACGACAGAAGTGCAGGCTGGTTGTCTATAAAAGAGTTATTAAAACCGCAGTTTACGCCTGACGGAAAGAAATATGCTCGATTAAAGATATTCCGCACTTGCACGAACCTCATACGGACGTTGCCACAGATTCTAATAGACGAAAAGAACCCAGACGATTGTGCGAAAGAACCTCACGAACTCACGCACGCACCAGACGCTCTTCGTTACTTTGCAATCTACTGGACACAGCCGCCCGAACAGCAAAAGCCTAAGCGTGTTAAGTATAGAGCCGATATTCTGGAGGACTACTTAAACGCCTCAGAGGCTGAACGACAAATAATTATCAAGAAATATGGAGAACCCGACCTATGAAAATAGAAATCGAAGACACCAAACTTACGTTTTTTCAGGAACTTTACCACGAGGCAAGGTCTTTTTCTGACGAAACGTATAGAAAACTGGAGCAACACTTGCAACAGTATAAAGGCTCAACGAAAATAGACGGCTCCGATACCGAGGCGACGCAAATACGAAACATAACGTATGAACTTGTCGAGTCTCAGGTAACGAGCTATCTTCCGAACCCAGCCGTTACTCCGAAAATGTTTAGCGAAAGGAACGAGAGAAACGCAAAAAGCATTGAGTATTTACTCAAAAACAAGCGAAACGAGCTCCCGTTTGAGAAACTAAACGACCTCGACGAGCGATACAACCCTATCTACGGCGGTTCTATCTGGCTTATTGAGTGGGATAACTCGATAGTCACACACAATACCGTCGGAGATGTCAGAATCAGCTGTCTGAGCCCTAAACGCTTTACAGGACAGCCGAATATCTACGACGTTAAGGATATGGAATACTGCTTTATCGAGTTTGAAACAACCAAAGAAGAGATAGTCCGTAAATACGGCGTTTCTCCTGCGGTGGCGGAGGATACCGAGTCTGAAGAAAGTGCGGACGATAAAACAGCGACGCTTTATGTCTGTTATTACAAAAACGACGAAGATAAGGTCTGTCAGTATGTCTGGAGCGGAGATACCGAACTGCTCGACATCGAAGATTATTACGCAAGGAAACGCAAAATTTGCAAAAAGTGCGGCAAACGAGAGGAACTCTGCACCTGTGATAAACCTGTTTACGAGACCCTCAACGAAGAATACGAGGAGCTTATCGAAGACGTGCACCTTTCGGACGGCAACGTGATTCCTGCTATGAGCACCGTAATCAAGGACGGGCAGGTAGAAATGACTACCGAAAAACAACCGCTCTATCTCGATAACGGACAAATGGCGTTTGACGACCTCGGCTTGCCTATTATGCAAGACGTTCCTGTTCCGAAGACCGAACCGACAAAATTACCGTTTTATACGCCGAATATTTTACCTGTTGTAATCAGAAAAAACACATCAGAGGAAGACAACCTGCTCGGACAGTCTGACTGTGAATTTATCAGACCACAGCAACAGGCAATAAACAAGATAGAAAGCCGTATCCTTGAGAAATTGCTCGGCAGCGGCGTTTACCCCATTGTCCCCGAGGGTTTTACTGGAGACCTTGATAACAGCCTCTGGAAGAAAGTTTTTAAGGCAACACAAGCCAATTATAAGCTTTTCGGAAGAGTTGATTTACAGGTAGATATTTCTCGAGACGTGCAACAGGCTGAAAGGCTTTACGACCAAGCAAAAAGACTACTCGGCATTACCGACAGCTATCAGGGACAGTATGACAGCTCCGCTCAAAGCGGTAAAGCAAAGCAGATACAGGTAGCTCAGGCGGCAGGACGTCTCGATAGTAAGCGACAAATGAAAAATGCAGCTTATGCGGAAATCGACCAGATAATCTTTCAGTATTATCTTGCTTACGCCGACGAGCCAAGACCTGCAACTTACATAGACGCTCAGGGCAGGCGGCAAAACTATATGTTCAACCGTTATGATTTTATTGAGAGAGACGCTGCAGGCGAGTATTACTACAACGACGAATATCTCTTCTCTACGGACGCAACAATCGACGTTGAAAAATCGAGAGAGACGCTTTGGCAGGAAAACAGAGCCAACTTCCAGCAAGGTGCATACGGAGACCCTGCGTTACCACAGACGCAGCTCATATTCTGGCAGAATCAGGAAATGGCTCATTACCCGTGGGCACACGATAACGTCGAGCGTATTAAGGCTGAAATTGCACGTCAGCAAGAATTGCAGCAAATGCAAACGCAAATTGACGGCTTATCAAAAGAGGTTGACGGCAGGAAAGGATATGAGGAATACCTCCTCGAAAAACTAAAAGGAGGAAATAAGCAATGAGAAAACTTAAAGACCCTATTTCGACATCGAAAGTGACAAAAACACCGCAAATTAACCTCGGTTACACGGAAAATCTAAGAGATGTGCAACCGATAGACGGAGGCACGTTTAACACCTCTAAACAACCGCAGTTTATTAGTCCTGAGGAATTGCTGAGAACGAGGCAGAATCTGGATACAAGTTATCTGCAAAACATCAATGGCTTAGGCGAACGTTTGCCGAAAGACCTTGTGACGCCAACCGCACCGACGTATGCAAATGCAGGTGTATCGGGCGACACATCGCAAACAACTACTCCAACAACTCCGACACAGGAAACGCCGTCCTCAACCGAGCTGGCTGCAAAAAAACTCTGAGACATACGAAAAGACGTATAAGGATACCGTGGAGGCTATTGACAAAAACGCAGAATCTGCTAAGCAGGCGGAGGAAAATCAAAGGATACAGGCGGAACAGAACGCAGAGAGAGAAAGGGAGCGTGCAAATATTGACGCTCGTTCCAGTTATGCTCAAAACCTTTCTCAATACGGCAAAGTAGGCGAGCAAATGCAAAGTATGGGCTTAAGCGGCAGTGGATACGGAGAATATCTCAACGCTCAAGCTTATGCTCAGCAACGAGCTGAACAGCAAGCAGCAAATGCAAGTGCGACCGCCGCCAAGAGGGACGCTCAATATACTGCAGACCAGACAAAACTTGCAGCCGACCAACAGGCAAACAGCGACAAGCTTAACGCAAAGCTTAGCTATGAGCAAAACGTCAACCAGAATGCTGGCGAACTTGCCAAGTATCAGCAACAGAAAGCTGAAGAGGCAAAAGCAAAGGCTGAACAGGAAGAGGCTGAAAGAAAGGCTGCTTACGCAGAACTGCTCTCGCAAGCAAACAGCGGCTCCTATTCAAAAGAACAGCTCCAAGAACTTGCAACAAAATACGGCTTATCCGAAAGCGATATTGCAAGTATTACAGACGCAGCCGACAAATACAAGCAGTCTAAATATTCCGAAAATTACGCAAGTGCTATCGACAACATCAACCAATACGGCTCTGAGCTCGAGGCTGACTATCTCGACAACCTGCTTGAACTCGATTACATCTCTAAAGAGCAATACGACTCTCTTAAGGAAAAATACAACAACAAAGTTGCTCTCGAATCGAAAAAGAAAATCGAGGAAAGTATGGAAAGCGGAGACTACGGCTCTATTGAGGCTACTCTCGAGAACGCTGATAAACTCTACGCCGAAAAGAAAATATCTCAAAACGAATATCAAGAGATTTACGGCAAAGGACAGGAGGCTGCTATTTCTGGGCTTGTCGGTAAAGACTACGGCAGCAATTTTGCTGACTCGATTAACGACTTTACCGAGGCAAATAAGGAACTTGACGATATGTATGCCGCAGGAAAGCTGTCTAAAGAAAAATATGACAGCTTGAAAGTAAAACTCAATGAGAAAAACGCTAAGGGAGTTAGTGTTAATATAGCTTTTGTGGAAGGAATTGGTAAAATCATTACTAAACTCTGTATAGGAGAATCAACATATAAAGTGTTTGTAGTACCTAATATTCTTGACCCTGAAGCAAAGGAAAATCTAAATATATTTGCTACAGGAGAAAATAAAAAACCCAAAAACAATACTATAGTTGTCTTTGGTGGTCAAATGTATATATACAACAAAAATTCTGGGTGGAACACCTTGATTTTTGATGGGGCAAATAAAGATTATGCTGTTTCCGATTATATTAAAAATACTAAGAAATAAACTTGTTAGGAGATATTTATGTCAACACTACTGTCAAAACTTACAAAATATAGTAATTATAGTAGCATAGCACCTACTTCGATAAGTGTTGCGTTAAAAAAAGTAAGCACGTCAACCCTCGGAAAGCTGCAGAATTATGCACAACAGGCGGCTGAAGAACAAGCAAGAGCCGCTCAATCTGCTGTGGAGGGCGAACAGAATAAAGGCGGCTTTTTTGGTGGTCTCGGCTATCTCGGGGAAAAGATAGGTCTCGGTTTTTTGAGTGGAATTGAGGGTATCTGGGACTACACTGCAGGCGGTCTTGCAAAATTGTTTGGTGCCGACGATTGGGCTGAACAGCAATTTGCTAATGACTGGGTCAATTACAGTCACGCAGACGAATGGTATAACCCGTCCGACGGCTGGAAAGTTGCAGGCGATGTCGCAGGCGGTATCGGAACGAGTTTGCCTGCCATTGCTGGTGTTGCCGCCGCAGCTGCCATTGCTTATTTCTCTGGCGGTTCGCTTTCAAGCGTGTCGGCAGGTATCATTTCTGGCGTTGTTGCTGGACTTGGGGCGGCTGGTAATGCCACAAAAGAGGCTTACCGTGAAACTGGA